GAATACTGCTATAATACACACTTAGACACTAACAGACTAGGAGCACAAGATGACCAACTACACCATGTACATCTACCGGGCAGACCGTCGTACCAAGACGGGTGAGCGCTTGTTCTCTACCACTGTATGGACCAACCGGGACGAGGACGGCATGCGCAGTGAGGTAGCCAACCTGTTCACACTGTACAATCCAGATGCAGGCTGGCGCATTGAATGGTTCCCCACAATGAAGACTGTGAAGAACTTGATGACTGGTGCTAGTATAGAGATCCCACATGACACTCCAAGAAGCTGTGACCCGAGTACAGAATTGTACTGGAGCATGTAGAGGTTGACTGATTGGGCAAATATTGCTATAATACTCACATACACCAACACACTAGGAGCCACAGTGATCACAGCTACTCAACTCAAAATGCTCACAACCCGCACAGCTGGTGAGCTGACCCACATGATACAAGCTGCAGGATATAAGCGGGACACTTTCCAGGGCAGCAAGTTCCTGGGCATGACCAATGCCAATCAGTTCTGCTATCATGCCAGCTACATTGATGAAGGCGCCCTGCAGGGCTGCAAAGTGTTTGTGTCCATTGACCCTACTACGGCCAAGGTTACTGCTGACTATTGATTGACAGCTCAGCAGAATCACGCTATAATATACACATAGACAGCAACACACTAGGAGCGACACTATGAGTGCATTACAAAACTATGTAGACCAAAAGAATCAATGGGGTGCCATCTTTGGTGATGCGCCCCTCAGCTTGGCCCTGAGTGCAGACCGTCAGCGTATCGCAGGCATGTTGGACAGCGACCTTAGTCCAGAGAACTTGAGCTGTGATGGCGAGCTCAGCGGTGCAGAACAGAGCCGCAGATACCGTGTGCTCCGCGCCGCGGCCCTGGAGTTAAAGGCTGTGGATCCTACTGTTAAATTTTACGAGTTTGGTTGACTGATGGTCCAACCAGTGTTATAATACCAATACTAGCAACAGGAGCACAGTGTGAAAAACTTCAGCATGTACACAGAGTCGGGCAATGATGCAGTGGCAGCGGTTGTGCGAGAGGCCAGCATACTTCAATATGATTGGCCCACCACACTTACTGCATTGACCAACTTGGCCGAAAGATTCCCCGAAGACTTTGGTGAAGCAACCGATACAGCCGTGCGCGCATGCCGCCAAAGGCCAGCTCCGTAAATTTACACTGATGCCGTACATCGTGCACCCAGAAGAGGTTGTGCAAATCTTAACTCTTCACAGTGTAGTTGATCCGTACGTCCTCTGTGCTGCATACATGCACGACGTCCTCGAAGACACAGAAGTGACTGAAGCAGAAATGCGCAGATGGTTCCCGACGAAGGTTGTTGACCTTGTCCTGCAGGTGACGGACGGCAGCAAGCCGACAGACGGGCCGCGGCCGGTCCGAAAACAAATTGACCGTGAACACATCGCAGCAGCTTCAGAATCAGGCATGCTAATCAAATGTGCAGATCTAATCAGCAACACGAGAGATATTGTTGCACATGATGCCGGGTTTGCGAAGGTGTACCTCGAAGAAAAAAAACTACTTCTTGGTGTAATGCATGCAGTGTCCAACACGTCCCTTTACAAAGAAGCAGCATCATACGTTGAGAGATGACGAGTAGACAATACCACATATGTTTAATTATAAAGGGTGAATATGAAATCAGTTGAATTTTGTTATTGGCTACAGGGGTTATTTGAATTGCAAAACCCCAAGTCTCTCAATGCAATGCAAACAAACGAAATCAAAAAGCATCTCGCGATGGTGTTTAAGCACGAGATTGATCCGATCATCGGGGCATCACCGGCGACGATCATGGGAACGCTGATGGCATAAGTCGTGACGGCAGTGATTAGGTGTTAACAAACAAGGCTCAAAAAAGGTCCCGCGGCGGTCGATTTATTTCAAATAACTGTTGACATTTCGAAATGATTGTGCTATAATAGATATTCACAATCGGGAAATAGAAAATGACAACGTTTTTCGTATACGGTAAATTCACTGATGACTTTGGTCGCTTTACATTCGATGCCGTGATCACTGATGAACAGCTGGTGGTGTTAAAGAGCTGTGTGGAGCGAGAAGTTGACGCGGACGTGATCGCTGCGATTTTTGAACAGTATTTCAAATAACTGTTGACATTTCGAAATGATTGTGCTATAATAGCTATTCACAATTGGGAAATAGAAAAATGACGACGTTTTACATATACGGCAAATTCAATGATGGCTTTGATCACTTTCCTTTCGACGCCGTGATCACCGATGAACAGTTAGTTGTGTTTAAGAGCTGTGTGGCGCGAGAAGATGACGCTGGCGTGATCGCCGCGATTTTTGAACAATTCAATTACGCCGTGTTGGATGCATTGACCGAGGGTTTCCGGGCAGGGATTATAAATCTCGAACGCCTTGCGAGCGGAATTGCGCAAGTTATCAATACCGAAGAATCGCAGACTGTGATTGCACTTTCGCTCGACGAAGCCAAGATTGCGTTTTGTGACAGCGACAGGCCCCTCTTCTCTTATATTGATTTCGATGAGTAAGCCGAAGCCGGCCGCAGGAAATTTGGATATCAGCAGCTCGTCCGTGGATCAGGAAAAAATGAGAGGGAGTAAATAAAATGTACAACCAAAAAGATGTTGATAATTTTGTGCAGCTTGTTATTCAGATTTGCGCGGAGAGCAATGCCGACATGGCTTCCTGCGAGCTCACACACGGCGACGTTCAGTCAGCTGCTCTGCAGCATATATATGCGCACCAGGACGAGGCCAGCATTCGCGAGCAAGCAGAAGATATGGCGCACGATATGCTCGATGAATTCGTGGAGAAGTTCCGCCGCGAATTCACTGAGGAAGTAATCAGGGGCATTCGCAAGGCGGAGTTTACGATGCAGATCTCGACGCGGCCGCGTCGCGCGACGCGGACGTGCGTCGAATACAAGGTGAAATTCTCCGGCGAATAAAACTGTTGACATTTGTTTCGAAATGATGCATAATGGGTCTGTTGGTTGAGAAATTACTTAATTATTAGGAGAGTTAAATTGGGCCAGGCAAAGAAATACAACGATGGTTTGTCGTACTACCAGCGTCAAAAAGCAAAGAAACTCGCTGCAGTAGAGGCAGAGCCGGAAGTTGTCGAGACCGATGCGGAGATCCGCGCGAAACTCACTGAACGATTCGCTGCGCTCGACACGATTGCAAAACAAACTGTCGACGGCAAGAACAAAGCTCTGATCGTTGCGGGCCCGCCGGGCGTCGGCAAATCACACAACGTGCTCGCGGCTGCTCGGGCTTTCGAGAAACGTGGCGGCAAGGTTGGAGTGATCAAAGGTTTCGTGCGCCCGACCGGCCTGTATCGGACTTTGATCAATCATTCTGCTCCGAACGATCTCGTTATATTCGACGACGCTGACTCTGCGTTCAATGATCCAGTTTCACTCAACATGCTGAAAGCTGCATGTGAATTGTCAGACTCGCGGCGGATTTCGTGGCTGACGGAAACTAATATGGTCGATGAAGAGGGCGAACGTCTTCCTCGCTCGATCGAATACTCCGGCAATATCGTTTTCATCACGAATATGGATTTTCAGAAACTCGTTGATAAAGGACACTCACTCGCTCCGCATTTTGAAGCGTTAATGAGCCGCTCGTTGTACATCGATCTCGGCATGCACACTCGCCGCGACTGCATAATTCGTATCGAGCAAGTAATTGAGAGCGGTGCGTTGTCTTCGCACGGTATTTCGACGAAAGATTCGCAGGAGATTCTCGAATTCATCAACGAGAACAATGAGAAACTTCGTGAGTTGTCCCTGCGGCTCGTTGTGAAGATCGGTGCGTTGAAACGAAACAATCCGAATTCATGGAAAATGCTCGCAAAAGTAACTTGCTGTAAGTGAGGAACAATATGAGCTTCAAAAGACGTAGTGTCGAAGTGCACCGCGAATTGCGCACTGCAAAGTACCGGCAGCGCGTCGTCAAACTGAAGACGGCGTATAAGCGCAAGTCGAAACATGCCAAACAACTTAATGAAATGAGTTGTTGACCTTTCGAAAAGATCGTTGTAAGATGTGTACTACTGTTGGGAATTAGTTGTTTGAATAACTTAACGGATATGAGGAGTTGAATATGATGAATGCTGTAATTGATGTTGACAAGGCACTGGCGAACGCCGGCGTTGTTCGAAAGAAAGGACTTGTTCGCGGCGTGCAGGATGTTGGCACGAAGATTGGGGAGTCTCGCGATCCTCTTGCGACTGCGAATGCTGTGATTGCGTCGCTCGGCGGCCAAGCGGAAGCTGACGCCCCGACTGCGCGTATCAAAGCGAAGGCTCTCGTTGTTGAAGCGCTGGAAAACAAGGACTTTGACCCCGCGATCGCGTCTGCAAAGGCGGAAAAGAAGGTTAAGGATCTCAAGAAGTCGGACGGATATCTGTTCGTACAGGACGAAGCTGCGACGGCGACGCCCAAAAAGCGTGGCCGGCCTGCGTCGGGTTCGAAAAAAGCTGATGCGAAGGCCATCTACGACGCTAACAAAGGTCTGACGGACGGGGAAATCGCACAAACGATCGCGAAAAAGCTGGGAATCACGTATTCTAATGCGTACTACTACTGCACTCGCGTCTTTCGTGATGCAGTTTCGAAAGCCTCGTAGAATTCTACGAGGGCTTTAAGTCCTCTTGCGAACCGTGCGGTTCGCCTTGAGGCAGGTAAACGTACCTCTTACGTAGCCTTTAGTCGGGTCAATTCTGTCGCGTGAGGCAGAGTCGTCCCGACTTTTTCCTTTGCGAGCTTTTATAAATTCGGGGCATTGGCATGGGCCATGGCCATGGCCATGAGCCACGGTCATCACCGTGGTCTGGTTATCACCACGCGCATGGTTTCGGCCCTATGTCTTGTCACGTCAGCCTTGATACGTGACATCGTGGCGCCACGATGTCAGCGACCACGACTCGTTAACCTTGCCACGTGATATCGATGGCATGTGACGCCTCTTTTTTTGTCTTTATTCCGTGTTTTGACGCGTTTCTAGCGATCGCTATCATCATATTGGTGTCAGGCCTCCAGATCTGCATTCGGATCGCTTAAAACGTGTTTAAACACGTTTAAACGTGCTTAAACGAATAGCAGAGTTTCCATATATTCGTGAATAACTGTTGACATTTCGAAATGATTGTGCTATAATGGTTATAAGTTAATAAAGGAAATTTAAAAATGAGCTCACGTACAGACAAAACCGTTCGACAACTTGCAGTACTGCTTGCAGAAGAGTATTTCCAAGTCTCACAGAAAATCTATCGAGATAACAACGATTGTGGGCCTGATGAAAGAAGTCGTGTCAGTGAGGCTGACTATGTCTGCTCGCAGATCGAATCGAACTTCGAAGCTATCACCGAGGGTGTTGCAGTTGATTTGCTGAATGCCGTAGACAAACAATATAAAAAGCTGTGCACAGCTGCATATAATAATCGTTGACATTTCGAAATGATTGTGCTATAATAGCTATTCACAATCGGGAATAGAAATGACATCAAAGCAGAAAGTATTAAGAAAATTCGCCGGCGCGTATTCGGCGAGTTTTGCAGATTGCTGGCTTGTATATGGTTACTACGGCATTCAAGTCGGCGTAGGCAAGACCGCGGCCCTGGCCTGGAAGAATGCGGCAAAGAACATAGCCCTCGGCGAGGGAGCGGAATGAAACACGCCGTGAAATTAACAAAAAAAGAAAAGATAATGCTGAATTTCATCCTCGAGCAACACGCTGATTCGATCGACGATATCAGAGAACAGCTCGAGGAAGATCTTCCCGGTGGTGATTTACACTACTGCGAATATGTGAAGCTTCACAAAAAGCTGATCAAAGCTTTTAAACTTTAGAGCTGAAATGAGTTGTTGACGTTTCGAAACGCTTGATGTATAATGGTCCCATAGTTTAATATTAACTGAAAGCTGCTCTAGTATTAAGAGATACAACAGCAGGAGGTTGTTGTCATTTTCGAAATGCATGATGCAGCTTTCAGTTAATACTAACCGAAAAGGAGTTGAATATGATGAATGTTGTAATTGATGTTGACGCTGCGCTTGTCAAAGCAGGCGTTGTTCGGAAGAAAGGACTTGTACGCGGCGTGCAGGATGTTGGCGACAAGATCATGAACGCGCGCGATCCTCTGGCGACAGCAAACGCTGTGATCACTTCGCTCGGTGGGAAGAGTGAAGTCGATTTCCCGACTGCTCGAATCAAGGCGAAAGCGATGGTTGTCGAGGCAATCGAGTCTCGCGATTATGATCCTGCAATTGCAGCAGCGAAAGCAGCTAAGAAGGTCGTAGATCTCAAGAAAACCGACGGCTATCTGTTCGTTGAAACCCCTACAGCTGCTTCTGGTCCTGCGAAAACGCGCGGCCGGCCGGCGTCTGGCACGAAGAAAGCAGATGCATTCACGATCTTCACTGCAAACAAAGATCTCGCCGACGGCGCGATCGCTCAGCTGATTGCGAAAAAGCTGGGAATCACGTACTCAAACGCATTTTATTATGTGGGTCGTGTGTTCCGCAAGGCAAAATAATATAGTATTCGGCCGCGGCCGATTGGCTGTTGAAAGGCGCTTTTAAAAGCGCCTTTTTTTTGTGACTCGCCAGAACCATTCTAGCAAATAACTGTTGACATTTCGAAATGAATGTGTTATGATATACATTCAATAGTACATTCAATAGGAGATGTTAAGTGATCAAGATTATTGCAGTATATTGCATGAAAGAAGATAACTTCACGGTAGTCGTCGATGAGCAGAACAATCACAGCCGGTTGTATCGCATTAATGAATTCGCCGTACAGACTGTTCTGGGTGCAGCTAACGTATCATACGTGCATTGTGTGATGTCTCTGTCGAAATACAAAAAGGCTTTTCCCAAAAAGACCTTTCAAAAGACCCTTTCCCGGTTGTATGAAACCAGTTGAGATCTGAAAACGTACAGATGTTCTTCGCCGGCGTTGTGTTCGCCGCGATCCTTCTTGCAGCACTCTACTGCAGTCTTTGAAATGTAACAGCTCGGTGAGCTCGGGATCGATCTAGATGTTGACATTTCGAAACGGTTGTGCTATAATGGTTATTCAATAGGAGAACGAATAAATGGTTTCATACAAAGAAGCGATTGAGTTTATCTGCAGCAATCAACGAATTATCCCCGATTGGGGTCGCTGGGACGTTGTCTTTTTCTCCGCGGCTTGTTTCGACACAATCGCGTACGTCTATCAGGTCAACAGCTGTGCTGTTGAGGAGGCAGTTGTAGTCCGCCTCAAACAGATTGCCGCGGAGAAAGCGGCAGCGGAGATCTCGCGCCAAGCGCGGCAGTTGTTGAGGAGTGCGTAATGGAATTGTTCGAACAAATCACGCTGTTTGCAGCTGCAGCTTTTCTCATCATAATGGGAACGATATCGACGGTGTCTGGCACGGCACGCGTTGCTAGCATGATCGTTTTCAAGACGATCCCAACCACGCTTGGCGTATGCCTTGCTGTCCTTGCACTCAAATCGGCCGGAGTAATCTAATGAAACTCAGCAAAGCGCAAGAAACAGATCTCTATGGTGCCCCTGTTGACAAGATCGTCGCGTCTGTCAAGGCATGCCTGCAATACCAGCACCACGTTGATATCAACACATTGCTGTGCAGCTATCTCTCTGATGCGCAAGAGATGATTGAACGTGGCGACAACGAACGCGCGCGACAATATATCAACATCGTCAAGATGCTGATCATCGTGGGGGTAGAATGATCTTCGTGGCTATAATGCTAGTATGCTTGCTGAGCGCAACGTTGGGCGCATGCATAGTCCTTGTTGTGTTTGAGGAGGCCTCGGTGTGGGTCTCTCCGAACGTAGAAGTGACGATCGTGATCGCTGCATGCGTGTCGCTTCTCGTGCTAACGTTAGGGTGGCTCGCGGGGAATGTCCTTTAAGACAGCGGCGGGGTCTAATGATCTTCGTGACTATAGTCAAGAGTGTCAGTACTGGCGTTCATATATGGCCTTCGAAGTACCCTAGAAGGTCAGTACTGGCGTTCATATATGGCCTTCGAAGTACCCTAGAAGGTCAGTATATTTTGAACTTGCTACAAAGAGAAAAAGTTCTTCGACAATAACCGTTGACCTTTTCGTACAAATGTGTATAATAGAAGTGTAGCGAGAGCATAATATAAAGAGGGCGGGACAATGATTACTGCAGCAGGACACGCCTGAGAAGATATGAGGAAGTGCATACACGAATGTAGTTTGAAACTATTCTGCGAAAAATGTAATGTGCAGAACATTATCGATGAATATACAGATGCTGCTAGCTGCAGCAGGAGAGAAGATATGACCGACAACACAAAGATAAGTTCAATTACTGTGCGTACAATTACTGTGCGGCCAAGTATCCCGATGTGGAGTCATCAATCCGGCGCTTGGTTTTACCGCGGCCGTAGCTACGGCCTAGATGAGGGGCGACTGGCCGACCACCACTACACAATCGATTGTGGAATATACGCTGAATATGCTGAAGGGCAGCTTGCCAAATACAAGGAGCGAGAGGTTGAGCTCGCAGAAGCAGCAAAGCGTGAGTGTGAGATGTTTAAGAGATACCAGGCTGTGCTTGATCGGCTTTCGAAAGCTGAGGCGGAACTCCAGGCACGCGCCACGCAGAAGCCTTCGACGAGGATGTTTCGCATGAGCGGAGGGCCGGATGTTTCATGGGAAATGGGCCGTGCGTTGTTCGCGGGCTATACCGCGTTCAATGGTCTTTGTTACAAGACCGTTGAAGAGTTACACGGACGTGGTGGTTTGGGTTGGGCCGAAGTACAATTCATGTGGACAGAGAAACGCAAAGGGGAACGTTTCAAAGAAGCGTTTTACGCCGCCATCCGCGGTGAGAAGCCTGCAGCAGCAAGAAATCTTGCTGCTACGATGTTCGATTCGGGATTCCGGGCTGGTGCCGACTGGTCTGGTGAGGAGCATATCCTGCACGACATGGGTTCTTCGTTCAACGAAGAACGCAATGCAGCCATTGATGCCGCCCTTCGATGCTTCACTGGATGGGAGAGGCGCTGAAGATCGCAATGCTCAAGGAGGGAAAATGAGCAAGGAACTGATTGCCAGGTTGAGAGCGCGGAAGGTTACGCATGTGGAATATATTACAACAAGGCGAACACCCCGGACGAACCACGAGAGCATACACAGGGAGGACAATGAAACCAATACCGATTAAAGCCGCGGAACTTATTGCCAAGAAGTACGGGTATAGCCAAGTCGTAATTATTGCCCGTGGGGTTGGGGTTGGCGAGCACTGTACTACATACGGGATTGATCAGGAGAATTGCGACGTCGCCGTGCGCATTGGCGACTTTCTGAAGTATAAAGTGATGGGGTGGATTAAGGAGAACCATGAGACCAGACCTTGAAATGCTGCGCGATTATCACGGCGAGGAGGGGAAATGAGCGCAGCAAGTGACAAAGCATTCATTGAGTTTGAGAGAGCAGTCGATGAAGCACTGGATGCCTGCTCCCGGGGTGTTGAGACTGCGGCGGCAGTCTACGACAGGGCCTACGCCAGAGACGGTGCCGGCGAAGAAGTTGACTTCGAGGCGCTGGGCATCTTCAAAAGAGCCACCGCCGAAGCGCAGACTGTTTGCGACAAAGTCGTGGAGGCGGCACATGCCGCATACAAAGCGGCCACCGTCACAGAGCGGGACGCCTACTACAAGGGGCTGGTGCAACATCTAAAAAACGCAGCCCAAACGAGAGAGCACGCCATTCGGCTAATAAATGAAAGCGAGAGAAGTCGTTTGCAGGCAATTCGCGACAAGGAAGTGAAATGAGCATCGAAACTTGGAAGCAGGAGTTTTATGCGGTAGAGGCCAGCGTCGCCGGCAAATCCACGGACGTGGAAATGCTTGAACACTCGATAAAGAAGTGGGAGGGATTGCAAACAGAAAACCTCGAACGTCACGAGCTGAGAGTGAACTACACCAGGATTGTAGACGTGGGGGGAGTAAATTTTCACATAAATTCAGAGAGCTGCGCCCTCTGCAGCAAGCATCTATTTTCCAGCAGGGATGACAGCTGCGCATCCTGCCCGCTGAGCAAAGTCAGAGGGGGTGTGTCATGCGACCAGATCGACGCAGACGATCCCTCTCCTTTTGACGCGTGGAGGAACAGGGCTAACCCAGAACCGATGTTGACCTTTTTGAGAAAAGCGCGTAAGATCGCAGTCAAGGAGGGAAAAATGACCATTAAATCCCAACACGCGATTCTACTTAACCGCCTGCACCAGACCGAGTCCACGATTGTTAGACTCGAATCCGAGCTTGCAGCACTCAAAAATACCGATAAAGTTATTGACTGCATGGTTGATCGTTTTTTATCTTAGCGGCTGCCACACGATTTTGCACCGGATTGCGGAATCGCGTTTGATGGCTGCAAGCCAGACGCACTTGGCTATGTACCGAGCTGGCCGGTCGGCACCAACCTGCTCACGTCCGATCAGGCGCGAGCGATGATTAAATACGTCATTCACGGCGAGAAAGTTGGCGCAGGCAAGAGTGCAGGCCTGGCGTGGAAGAATGCGGCAAAGAACATAGCCCCCGCCAACGAGGGAGAGTGTGAGTCGAGTAAGCTGACGCTGGACGAGATTCTCGAATACGCAGAATATTTGGCAGAGGGTGACGAGTGCCTTTCTGTGCAGTCGGAGATACTGCGGATTGTGAAAGAATATGTGGCCGAGCACCGCACCGCACCGTCCGTGCCGGCGGCTATTGCGGAAATTATTCGTAGCTCACAGCATTGCGTGGTTGATGTAACAGGGGCGGTGCATTTTTGCGTGAAAGCAAAGATCAGTGATCTTAACAACGTTGCCGCCATTTGCGGCAAGGAGAAGAAATGAAAAAACACATCGAAGAAGCACAGACGGAATACGACAGGGAGGAACTTGAAACTATTATCGACGATCTACATAGTCTCGGGGCAGAGTTTGAAGATGCTGTCGATACAAACACTTACCTGACGGGGGAACTCGACAAAGCGGTAGATATTATTGTTGATCTTGTCCGCGATATACGCTCAACACCATGGTCACCAGATCGGGAAATAAAATGGGATGCGTATGAAGCTGCTACTGCAATGCTGCGCAATTATGGAAAGATGCCGGTGTAAATATGGACAAACAAAAGTTAGACTACAAGTGGCATATGGACAAACAAAAACCTAGCAATCAGTTGGTGTATAATACGCCAATGACGTATAGAGATATAACACAAAAGTTAGACTACAAGTGGCAGTGGTGTTTAAATGGTGATTGGCACTCACTGACGGTGAACACGGTGGAAGCACCAAATTGGATCCAACGTACGTTAATACGTTGGTGTTTTGCGATACATTGGAGAAGCATTAAAAGACCCGCCTAAGCGGGTCTTTTTTTAGTCGTCTGAACCTTCAGATTCTGGTGGTCCATCAACTGTTAACAGGCCTTGTTTAACTGGCTCGTCAGATACGATACCGGCACCGGTGTCGTCGTCGATTGGGACGCTAACAGGTGGTACAGCATTCGTTGGTGAAGTTACATCCCCTTCTGGGCGATCTGGGTCAAATGGAAATACTGATTCTTTTTCTGACATACTTTTCTCCTTGGTTTAATTAAAATACCGCTCATACTCTCACGGTCATATCTATTTATCTTAATAATTCTTTGTGCTGATCTTCATAGCGTCGAATTAAAGCTTTATCGATATGATTGGGGGTTGGTTTGAGACGAAGTTCAAAAAGCTTGTCTTCTAGTTGCTGTCGACGAATTGTTTAACCAGGTCCCACATACAATCTCCTTTTAGTTGTATTTACCCCACAGGAATTTTTGACAGTTGACCTTTGTAATTAATTGTGTATAATAGACTATAGGAAAAACCCAAACAACTGCGACCACAAAGCGAATAACCAAGATGGTAATCTTGAAATGAAAATATTCTACATGTCTGACCTCCACACCGAGGCTGGTTGTCTTGACCTTCGGAAGTTCGAAGGAACGAAGGACGACGTCGTCCTTCTTGTTGGTGATATTGGTGTTGGAGTTCACCCCGACACGTATAAGCAGCTATTGAAAGATATTGCACCACGAGTAGCGACTGTTATATACATCCCTGGCAACCACGAATACTATGGTGGCCACTACGACACTACGTTCGAAGATATGCAGGACACTATTGCTGCAGCGTTCACGAACGTGATGTTTGACCGCCAGATTATGACTGTGATCGGTGACGTTGGGTTTGTTGGTGCAACGTTGTGGACAGATATGCGGAACGATGACTGGTTTGTCAAGCAAAAAATTCGCGAAGCAATGAATGATTTTCATGTGATCCGCACTGCATACACCAACCGCCGATTCCATCCAGATGACTGTGTTGAGATTTTCAAAAGGGACTATGCCTTTATCCGCGATAGCATCAAGCATTTGCGCGAACAAGGTGTCAAGAAAATTGTAGTGTTCACTCACCACGGTGTGACCGAGCAAGCGTGCTTGCCACAGTTTCGATCGAATGCGCTAAACCCAGGATGGATGTCTAACCTCGAGGTAGAAATTCTGGCGTGGCAACCAAACTTTTGGATCCACGGGCACATTCACAACACCGTCAATATTCCAATTGACAAGACAGTGATACTCACAAACCCTCGGGGGTATTTTCCGCGGCAACTGAACGCAGAGTTTGATATTAACAAACATATTGATGTATAACGGGACTTCTAGTGCTGAGGAAAAACGATGATATATGAAATTTTCAAGCAGCTCCGCGCAACAAACTCGAAACTCGAAAAACTTGCTATCCTGAAAAGCAACGTTGACTGTTACCTGCTGCAACGTGTATTCGTTGCAGCGTTTGATCCAATGATCACATACTACATGAAGAAGGTTCCTGAAGCTTCTGTAATGAGAGAGCGTATCGATCTAATTGACACATTCGCTTATCTTGATACACTGGCGAACCGAAAAGTTACTGGCAACGCCGCTATTGAAATGATCGGTAAGGTTCGCGGCATGTTGGATGATGGTGATCGGGAAGTGTTTGATTGCATGCTAACGCGCGACATCAAGTGTGGTGTGTCTGAAAAGACGATCAATAAAGTATGGCCGGACTTGATTGAAGAGTTTCCGTGTCAGTTGTGCCACGGGTACGACGATAAAACACAGGGAAAAATATCTTATCCTGCACACGCTCAGATCAAAGCAGACGGGATGCGTTTTTTTGCTGTGTGTGTTGGGGGCGAAGTAGAGTTTCGGTCACGGAACGGCAAGATCCTCGACTTTCTCGGAGAGCTTGTGCACGAGTATAATACCCTTGCAATCAAAGCTGGGTGTGATGTTGTATTTGACGGCGAGCTTGTTATATACGAAAAGGACGGCACGTTAATGCCACGTCAGAAGTCAAATGGTATTTGTGGCAAAGCGTCAAAAGGAACCATATCCCTCAAAGAGGCAAAAAGCATTACAACGGTTCTTTGGGATATTATTGACCACAAGGATTTTAAAGCCAAGAAATCGAACGTACCATGCGGCGTGCGATATGAGCGGCTGATGAAGATTGTTGATCAAGCTTGCGTAGGTTCGAGGGTTGCAACGATTGACACCGTCACCGTTCATGACGAGGAGCAGGCAGTACAATTGTTCCAAACGTATCTCGATCGAGGCCTTGAAGGAATCATTCTCAAAAATCTCAGCAGCCCTTGGGAAAGCAAGCGGGTCAAACACCAATTGAAGATGAAGGCAGAGCTTGAGTGTGATCTTGAAATTTCTGAGTGGCAGTTTGGAACAAAAGGAACAAAGAACGAGAAGCTGCTCGGGACGTTGGTTGGAAAAACGTCGTGTAGCCTTCTCACGACTGGTGTGGGTTCTGGTTTTTCAAAAAAGCAACGCGAAACCATTGGGCCAGAAGTCGTTGGTGATATCATGGCAGTGAAGTATAATTGTAAAATTCGGGACAAGAAAACTGGACAATGGAGTTTGTTTCTTCCCATCTTTGTAGAGATTCGTATAGACAAATCCACCGCTGACAGCCTGGAGGATATTGAATGAACTTTATTGCCGCAACTATTGCTGCGTCGTTGTGGATTTTTTGTTGCTGGTGGAACGGCATGCTTAATAGTCAACTATAACTGGAGCGGAGGGCCGCGCGCGGCCCTCCTTATAAGGATATTGCAAGAAGCAAAATAATGAAACCACTCCTACACGCAAACATATCGCGGAAAACACATGGCGGGTCTGTTGATGACTACCTGCCAATTCATAACTTCATAGACTCAACGAAGGCAGCAATGTCCGATATGCGTCACAGAGCAATTCTTCACTCTGCGTTCGGGTGCTTTATGGTTGAGCAGGTGTTCGGTACATACTTCACAAACAGCGACGGCAAAAAAGTCAGTACACGAGATGTGGCCGAAGAGCACATCATACAGGATCTCGGATTCATTCCGACGATGGAGCAATATTTAAATAATATGAAGTTTCAACCGTGGATGGGTGGCACCGAAAAAGGCCAGCACTCTAAATCTAAGAAGCGCCACATTTCACTAGAGGATTAATTATGTTAGATAAACTTGATTCATTAATAGCAGCAATCAAGGCAGCAAAGAAGCTGTTTCGAAAACAAGCGGAAGAATCTTTCAAAGAAGTTGCGAAAGAGTTGTTCGTGCTGGCACCGGAAGTCAAAACGATTAGGTGGTGCCAGTTCACCCCCTACTTTAATGACGGTGAAGAATGTGTGTTCAGTGTCAGCGAGCCTTATTTCTCAAACGCAGATCCCGATCAGCTGTCGTCAGAAGGTGAACTTCGTGAAGAATATCCGAGCATGTTCAGCGTCGCGCCGTATAGTCTACACGACACAAAAGTCATGTCGGATGAATCAGCTGCGGCTTGTATGAATTTCTCAGCGATTGTTCAGTCAGCTGAGATGGATGAAGTTATGCGCGACATATTCGGCGATCACGTTGCGGTCACGGTAACGCCGAACTCGATGGATTCGGACGAATACAGGCACGATTAATAATTATTCAAAATATCCTCCTATATAATATTAGGAGGATATAAATGAAAACATTAGGAATCGATTTATCAATGACGTCGCCTGCATTATGTTTACATGACGGGAAAAAGTTCGAGTTCAGCAAGTGCAAGTTTTTCTTCTTGACAAGCCACAAGAAGTTTCTCTACAAGGACTCAAACGTGCATGGTGAAATGTTTCCAGAATGGGATTGTGATAGTGAGCGATATAACAATATTGCAACATGGGTTGTTGATCTCGCAAAGCTCCACGGTGTTGACAAAATCACAATAGAAGGGTATAGTTTCGCTTCAGTGGGCCGCGTTTTTAATATTGCAGAGAATGGAGGGGTGTTAAAATACCTTCTATGGAAGAACGAATTACCATATACTAGCATCCCACCAACAACAATTAAGAAATTCGCTACAGGCAAGGGAAACGCTAATAAAGAGGCTTTACAAACGAGGTTCATTGAGGATACACAATTTAATTTGAAGAAGATATTGGGAATGACGGAGAAACAATGGAATCCTTCGTCAGATATTATTGATAGTTATTATGTTTGCAAATATGGAGTTGAAAATGAATAAAGCGACAATTAAATCGGCGCTACACTTGGGCATTGTCAAGATTACATTCACAAAAAAAGACGGCACTGAACGAATTATGAATTGCACTCTTAGCACAGACTTTGGTGCAACACATTATGAAAAGAAAACAGAGCGTGTCAAGGAACCAAAAGACGATATGTTCTCTGTTTGGGATGTTGATAAAGGCGCGTGGAGAACACTAACTATATCTGCAATCACTGATATAGTATATCCTTCATAATGGGCATCTCCAAAAACGAAATAACCGTTGGTGCAAACGGTGGGACTGAGCAGCTAATACGTGAATTTGAAAAATACGTGCCTGCAGAAGTCGCCGAAGAATTTCAAATCATTCCATCCCGCAATCGTGGATTCACTCCAGGGAAAATTCCTATCTATTGGGCACACGATCTTCCTGGCGACCCCGAATGTGACCACCTCGGAAAAGGTGGATACCAACAATACAAAAAACTGGTGTTTGTTAGTAATTGGCAGATGCAGGCATTTATTAACTACTATAAAATTCCTTGGTCATATTGCACAGTGATGCAAAACGCAATTGAGCCTCTCGAATTTGCGGCCAGCACTTCTGACAAAATCAAACTAATCTACCACACAACACCTCACCGCGGGCTCGAGATTCTTGTTCCTGTATTCATCAAACTGTGCGAAAGGTATGATAATATCGAGCTCGACGTATATTCGAGTTTCAATATATACGGATGGGGCGATCGCGATAAGCAGTATCAACAAATTTTCGATGCAATGGAATCCCACCCAAACATTAACAATCATGGATCTGTTTCTTCTGAAAAAGTTCGCCAAGCGGTAACAGCAGCGGATATTTTCGCCTATCCGAGCATCTGGCAAGAAACGTCGTGTCGTAGTTTAATGGAAGCGATGTCGGCAGGATTGCTGTGTGTGCATTCTGATTACGGCGCTCTTTACGAGACGGCGGCCGGGCTTACGATGATGTATCATTACGACGAAGACAAAAACAAGCACGCCGGTATCTTTTACAACGCATTGTCGTTTGCAATCGATTCAGCTATAGCAATCCGCGGAAATCCTGAAACAAGACAGTTTTTGTTATCAACGAGTTCAATCGCAAACACGTTTTACAACTGGCAAACGAGATCTACACAGTGGACTGCATTCCTTCAAAACATACTTAACCGAGAGAAGAAAAACCTTGCTAATCCTTGATTTCAACCAAATCTGTATATCGAATGTGTTGGCGCAGATGGGTAGTCACACAAACCTTCCTATTAACGAAGATTTGGTTCGTCCAACGATTATAAACCAAATCAGATCAATACGTTCAAAATTTCGTAATGCTGGGCAAACAATTATTGCGTGCGACTCGCGATATAGTTGGCGTCGCGACTCGTTTCCACACTACAAAGCAAACCGCAAGACTGCTCGCGAAGCTGGTGATTTTGATTGGGTTACTATGCACACTGTAATGAACAATCTTGCCGACGACCTCGACAAAAACTTCCCATATGTTGTCCTCGCTGTCGAAAAAGCAGAAGCCGACGATATTATTGGTGCGCTCGTTTTCAAGTATGGGCAAGTAATAAATACACCTCAGGATGAACAAATTACTATTGTATCCGGCGACAAAGACTTCAAGCAACTTCATATATTTAAAAACGTAAAACAGTATAGCCCTGTGCTAAAAAAGTTCCTTACATGCGACGACCCAACCACGTTTCTTTTTGAACAAATTGTTCGCGGAGATAAGGGTGATGGCGTACCAAATATTTTTATGGAGGACGACTGTTTCGTTGTAGGCACTCGCCAAAAGAAAGTAATGGCATCCTTTCTCCGATCGTTCAACCCGCACTTCTGTCAAGATGAAAAGTTAATGGCGAAGTATGAGCGCAATAAAAGGCTGATCGATCTTCGCTGCGTCCCTACCTCAATCTTTGAAGAAGTGTACGCGCAGTACGAGGCAAAACAACCGGCGTGCGCGCTTAAAAAGGGGAAGGTGTTCAATTACTTTATCACCCACAAAATGAAAAATTTAATGGAATCCATCGGAGAGTTTACATGAAAAAGAGTATGTACGAAATTTTTAAGCGTGTATCAGAAGTAAAGAAGCCAGCTGACCGCGTTACTTCGTTGCGGCTGAGTTGCAACCCTGCAATGCAAGCTTTCCTCAAATACACGTTCGACCCCAATATTGAATTTCTCCTTCCAGAAGGAGAACCTCCATACAAACCTGCTAAATTTGATGACCTCGAAGGTCGCCTATTTACTGAGGTTCGTCGTATGTACCTCTTTATCAAGAACGGCAATCCCAACCTTTCGCAAAACCGTCGCGAGATGATGTATATTCAACTTCTTGAATCGGTCGACCGCGACGACGCCAAATTGTTGCTGGCAATGAAAGAAAAGAAAACACCATTCAAAACGATTACCTGCAAACTTGTTAATGAAGCGTTCCCCGGCCTACTTACACAAAAGGAATTGGAAAAAGCATGAGTAAGACATTTAAAAAAATGCCCGCGATGATTCAAGACGAAGATTCGTCGTCAAGGGATTTTAGGTTTCGTAAACAGCATATCGACGATGGGTCTCATTACCTCGGCGAAGTAAAAAAGCTCGTCAAAGTGCACAATTTTGACGTGAAACTTATCGATCAACTTGGACAAGAAGAACAATAATGGTATATGAATTCCTTGATACAGTAACTGGTACAATTGTTGACTTTTCAATGAAAATGTCGGAATATGGTCAATTCGTGAAGGATAATCCACATCTTGAACGGCACCACTCGGCCCCACCTGCTCTTGGAGATCCTATCAGGCTTGGCTTTCGTAAACCGGATGATGCCTTCAGAGATAAACTAAAGGACATAAACCGAGCTGCAGGACGCTACGGTAAAGTGAATACATTCTAATGATAAATCAAAAATTTTTTGAATTTGTTACGTTATTTGACCGCACAAAACTGAATACACGAGCTGGGGCTGATAAAAAACGGCATTACGTCACGCCAGAAGGAAAAAGCTACAAGTCGGTCACAACAATTCTTGGTGAGCAAGTTAAGCCGGCACTTGAAGCGTGGAAAAAGCGCGTTGGCCCAGAAGAAGTAAACAAGGCAAAGCGCAAAGGTGTTAGTGCAGCAAATCGTGGTACCGCTCTCCACTCTCTTGTTGAAAGATATATGGGGAACGAACTCATTGATCCGAAACAGGTCCTTCCCTCTACCCTTGCAATGTTTGCAGACATCAAAGGGATTATTGATGACAATATCGACCAAGTGTACGGTCAAGAGTTTTCTTTATACTCAGACGTTCTTCAGACAGCAGGCACATGTGACGCGTTTGTACGGTTTGATGGCTACCCAACTGTGCTCGATTTTAAAACGTCGTCGAAGGTAAAAAAGGAACAGTACATTGGTGATTACTTTCTCCAATGCACAGTTTATGCTCTTATGTTGCAAGAAAGATATAATATTAATGTTCCTCGAATTGCAGTGCTGATTGGTGTTGAGGGTGAGGACCCCCAATTGTTCGTCAGGAAACCTTCAGAGTTTTACTCAAAAGTGCAGCAAGTGTTTATTACAGATAGAGCGCATGAGCGCGTTTGAGGTTGCTCGTAAGCACTTCACCGAACCACAAGACGTTGCCCTTAAGGGCAACGTCTTGTGTGGTACTATATAATAGAGGGATGGTTAATGAAGAAGAATATTATAAGAAACTTACGAAAGATTATTTATGACCGGTGAAGAACTTCTTGTACAGTTAAAAATTGATACTACGCCTCCAATGTATAAAATAATTGAACACTACAATCACTTAATATTGAGCGCCCAGAATCCGAACGAAAAAGCTAACATATTCCTGACAAAATTTGGTTGCGACCCTATTGCAAATGACCGGGTTGCTCGGCTAACAGTTGTTGCCTTGATTAGAGAGTTAGTGACCCTCCGTGACAAATTTAAGCTCGAAAAAGCTTTGAAGGCTGCGGACAAAACGGTCGATTACACATTTCGACTTCTTGGACTGGTTGTTCCTTTACAGGATAAGAACTTTGTTCCTGCTAAGATGAAAAAAACCGACGCGAATTACAAAATGCTGACGGCGATGGAACTTTTCAAGAAGTACAACAAAAAGACGCCAAAAGAATGCACAGCAATAATAGCGAAAAAGCTTAAAATCCCTTATGGAACAGCATACTATTATTATAGGAAAATTTCGAAAGCCTAAACAGTTGACCTCAATGTAGTTTGATAGTATAATGGTTACTCAGAAGTTTTTCAAACCACATTGAGGAGAAGTCTATATGTCACATCTTGTCGAACAAATGGCGTATGCTGGTGAAGTGCCGTGGCACGGTCTTGGTAAGAAGGTTCCCAATGATCTGTCTGCTGAGCAAATGCTCAAAGCTGCTGGACTTGACTGGGAGGTGAATAAGGTTCCCGCCTTTATCACTATAGACAAAAAGAAAGTTGATATTGGTCGCTCTGCACTAGTACGCAGCTCCGACAACACAATTCTTGATGTTGTCTCCAAAGATTGGAACCCCGTTCAAAATGCAACCGCGTTCGAGTTCTTCAAAGAGTTCGTCGACGTCGGTGACATGCAAATGCATACTGCCGGATCTCTCAAAAAGGGAAAGATGGTGTGGGCGCTCGCAAAAGTCAACGATTCGTTTGAATTGTTCGGTGGTGACAAGGTCGACAGCTATTTGATGTTTACCAACCCACACGAGTTCGGCCACTCAATTGACGTACGTTTCACTCCGATCCGTGTAGTGTGCAATAACACTCTCACGCTGGCTCTTTCACACAAAGGTGACCGAGTTGTCCGGCACACTCACCGAACCGAGTTTGATCCGGAAATGGTTAAGATCACTCTCGGAATGGCCCGCGAAAAAATGCTTGAGTATAAAAGCGCGGCTGCCACTCTTGGTAAAAAACGTGCGACCGAAGATGCAGTCCGCAACTACGTTCGGGAGTTGTTCCCGATGATCACGAAAGATAAAGAGCGGCTCGATCTTTCGAAGAATGCTACGGCGGTCCAGTACTTGGTTGAAAATCAACCTGGCGCTCAATTTGCTGAAGGTTCGTGGTGGCAAGCATTCAACGCGGCGACGTTTTTCATCGACCACAAAATCGGCAAGAGCAATGACCGCCGTGTTGCTTCATCGTGGTTCGGTACGAACCGTGCACTGAAAGTGAAAGCGTTGAACAAAGCGGTCGAATACGCGGATACTTCGAAGGCGCTGTAACATTTCTGCTCAGCCAGGTCGCCCTAAAGGATCAGGCTAAAGAGAACGAGGAAACGGGGAGTCACGCCCCCGGCTGAGCCTTTTATTTAAGACCTTAATACCACCTTCAAAATAATGTATGATCAAACATCCTGGAGCTCGAACTCGCGCGCTGTATATGTGGGAGAACCGTTGTGTTGGCCCATATCTAAAGCTGCTCAATCATTATGATATAGTTATTGCTGCACATACTATCTGGGAATCGTTTCAGCTACCACTACACAAACTTCCTGTTATTGAGATCAAAAATGTGCCAATATCATACTGCTTAGGACGCGGTTTAATCGTGTTAAAACCGGCTGACATGGAGTTCCTTACGTTAGCCCACGAGTTGGTGCATGCGAGAGGGTTTGGATCTGTTAAAAACCCCCATAACGTTGGTTTTGTTAAGAATTATGCTGTTTGTCTCGATCGTTTCAGTAATACATATTTAAAAACAATAACAAATAGGACAAACGCTATTTACTTCTATAACGAAATGCGCAGGATTAATTTGCTATGAGAGATCTTTACCCGACACGCGTGTATGATGGAGTCATCAACGAACAATTGGTGGCACATATATCAAAGCAAAATGCCGGTCTATTCAAATATGGCTGGAAAGGTAATTCAAAACTTGAAGGAGATCAAGGTCACTGGAATGTTAAGATAGCTCACGAAGGACGCCACTCAACAAAAGATCTATCGTGTGAGTTATTTAAATTAAACTCTGAAATTGGTGCATTGTGGGAATACATACAGAGATATTTCGTTGGCAACAAGGCACTTCACCAATGCTACATCAACGGCTACACATTCGGAACTGATGGATATATTCATCGCGACGATCCTTGGGCAAAAGAACAGGGTGAAAATTCACCCACGTGTGAAACAGTTATTATATACCTCAACGAACAATGGGATGCTAACTGGGGTGGGGAAACAGCACTATTTGACCAAGATCGGGAAATTGTTAAATCAGTGCTGCCAAAGTTTGGCCGCGTGTTAATATTTGACGGCCAAACTTTTCACGCTTCGCGGCCGATGAGTAGGATGTGCCCTAAATTGCGGCAAGTGCTTGTGTTTAAAACTTTCCGAATGCCGGAGCATAATAAGACGCCGAATGCGGTTGATGTTGCTTACAATATAACAAAAGGAATGAAGCACTCGGGCCGGTCATTCTTTGAGCACTTGATTAACACATCGGTGTTGTTGTTAAAAGAGGGGGCAAAAGAAGATGTAGTCGCCGCGGGGTTGTTTCACTCAATATATGGAACTGAGCAGTATAAGATTGATGGAACGCTAATCACACCCGAACAACTCAAAAACGTTATTAGTCCTTACTCGTTTAAGCTCGTACAAACTTTCTGCTCC